TCCCTCTGCCGCGTCGATCTTGACGCCGGGAAACTCATCAGGATTGGGCATCGACAACGTAAACCCGCCCGATTGCGTTGTGATCCGCAGTTGGTTGTCAACCTCGATATCAACCGAATCGCCGCCGCAATCCTTAAGGATTGGAATTACCTTTGCTGGGAGTAACAAGGCTTTGCCATTTTTGTAACTGGAGCAATCCGGTATTGATTGCTTCACGTTGCACACAATCGCTAACTCGTTGTCAGTTGCTTCAAGGGTGAATCGCCGTTGATCGCAAGTAAACTTGACGTATCGCAACACTTCGCTTTGTGGCTTGGTGCCTATAATCGATGCCGCGATTTCTAGCGACTTTAGAAACGGTAAACGCTGGACTGTGACTCTCATAACCTACCTCCATTAACTCATAGTAAACCGGCTTTGCTTGGCATCCTGCCAGACAAGCCAACAATAAAACTAAACGCATCATGCTATCCTCCAAAGGATCGGGCAGGATTTTCACCTGCTTGGCGTGGGATACTCGATGTTCCGACCACGCCGCCGATCCTCACCGCTTTCGCGGTTACTCAAACTCCTTACGCATCGCTTCGACGATACCGCCAACGCGTTTAACTGGAGTTGATTCTGCGTCGATAACGTCATCAGCAACATCGGCGGACAACGCACGAACCGCCTCTGTATCATCGATCACGCACCAACCGCGACTGATCGCATAGTGCATCGCTGTTTTCATCGCCATCTCCACAAACCACTTATGCCACGGATCGCTATCTTTCGCGTACTCGTTTTGCTCCGCGAATCGATAACCATCAGAACCCTGCCGCCGCTCAAGGATGAGTTTCTTTGCAACCCATCCGGTCGCAACGATCAGCCCTGTTTCTAGTCGCTTGACTTGCACGACAACGCCCCGTAACTCATCCTCTCTCATCGGTGGATTGTCAATGTCAATCGATTTAACTTTGACTTCTCCGCTTTCAGCAACCTCGATCTCATCGCTGTAGCTGATCGGAATAGCAAGCATGTGCAACCCTGCACGATTCGCCAACGCGTTAATACCGCGATGGCTTAGCATGTACTGGAGTTGCGGTTGCTCGCCCTTGCGAGGTCTTCGCGGGATCGCATACGCAAGGCTTGCTGCACCTGTTGACGGCATGATACCAGTCAGGGCACTCGTTGCAACCACCCTAGCAACGCTCTCAGGTGTGCAGTCGAAGAAGTCGTCCGGCTTACGGGCTGACGATGCCGAAGCTGCCAACGCCACGCTGAGACGCCCTGCCGCCTCTCTTGCCTTGTCGTCACCTACCCAACTCGACAAAAGGCTACCCGCCGTTTGGTAAACCTGCATTCGGAATTTCTGCGCCGGGCTTTGCCTCTTCGCGATTTCCTTCGGTGCTTCAACGACCGCTGTTTCGGCTTGCTGTTCTGTCTTCTCGCTCATTATCGCCTCCTAGTTGGTAAACACAATTCAACCTCACCGACCTGCCACTCTGCAAGCCAGTCGTTTTCTTCGACTCTTCGCCGGTACTCTGCAATTAGTGCATGGTACTCGTCACGCCCTCGCTCTAAGTCCTCTTCGCTCAACCTGTAAACCGCGACTTCGTAAGGCTCGTTTTTGCTGACAACGCCAAACAAAAACCGAAACGGCTTTGAGTACATCGCCTCAAGTGTATCGAGGTAGATCGCTGCTTGGCGATGATACCCGTAATCCAACGCCGACCACTGCCATTTTGATGGGCTAGCGTCTTGCGTTGTCTTTAGGTCGAGGATTACCGACTCTCCGACGATGACGCAATCAGGCTTGCACTTTAGCGAAGTCGTCCATCCGTCATCGTGACGCCAAGTCATCGAGTAAGGCCGCTCAAAGTCGCAATCGTGATCCATTAAGTCGGCTATCGTAGCGTGCGATTGAAACGCCGTTGCAATCTTCTTAACCTCGTCGAACTCGTCACGCATGATCCACTTAGAGGACGGGTCAATTGTCGTTAACCACTCCTCAAACGCTTTTGTATCACGCCCGTAGCACTTGCCGGTCTTTGGGTTAATCGGCCCTTCGTGTACGTCGTACTCTTGCTCAAATCGCTGCGGCTCAAGTGCGAGCATATGCACCGCAGAGCCTAACGCCATCGCTTCCGTCTCTTCGCCCTTCATCGTCTTTATGACGAATTGAGCGTGGAAACTTTGCGGACTCTTTGCAAGCACTGACAGCAAACTGTTGCTCAATGCGTCGATCTCGTAATAGTTCATAACTCTCCTCGCTTTCTTAACTCAGCTTTTCGCTCAGAAATTTTCGTAAGCCACGCTTCTTTTCCGTGCTGCCCTGGCCACCGTGCTAAACACTTGTCGGCAATAACACAATTCCTATCTCCTTCGTGTAGTCCGTAGTCAATAAAGTCTACCTGGGCCTCAGTGTAGAGTATTCTCGGCTCATGCTTCTCTTGCTTGAGAGCCGACACCTTTTGAGCACTTGCGTTACTCCAGTTTCTTGACGGCTCGCCGCCGCGTTGTGAGTTGTACCACTCGACTATCTTTGCCTGATCGCCAATCGACAATTGGCGGAAGTCATCAAATACTTTCAGGATGTTCACTTCGCACCGTCGCTTTCTGCGAGTTGCTTGAGGATATTGTCCGATGCGAATATCGACATGCTAACGCACGCATCAACCGCATGATTTACAGGATGAGCCAGTAGCCCTTGCATCGCCATTCCCGCGAACCATTCACGCTTATTTAAACCTAAGCCCATCTCATCAGCAAAAGCCTTTTGCATGCCAATCGTCTTGGCTTTTCGTTCAATCTCTTCCATACTACTCACCTCCCATTAAAAGCCACAGAACAACACCGACCACGCTTAGCACCGTGCCAAGCTCGCAAAGGTCAGACAGTAAGTAACTCATTCGCAATCATCGCAATGCGTGATTCCAGCGAACAGGATCGCAGCGACACCCGCCGCGAAACCAAGACCGAAACAACCGAGTACGGTTAAGAGCAAAGCCATGTTACACCTCCAAAAACTGAATATCATCAAACTCGAAACCGTCAAGGAACAATTCCTTGAACTTGATTTCAACGTACGTTGTCATTTCCCCTGCTGTCATCCCCGCAGGAATGCCAGTTGCTATTGTTCGCGTCGATTCAATCACTTTGCCACGGTTGCGGATTCGTCGCACGAAGTACAATTCCACCGGCTGATAAATCATCATCGCTCACCTCGTCGCACTCGCTCGCCTAGTTGCTTGCGTAGGTCTTTAGGCTTCTCGCCTGTGACCCTTGCGGCTCGATCTAGGCAAGCCTCACCGACAAACTCAGAGAGCGTTACGCCCTCAAGGGATGCCGCTTTGCGGATCGCGTCAACCCATGCTGATGGCTGAGTTGTGTCCAATCGTGCGTTGCTACTCATCCTTATCGCCCTTTCGTATAAAGTCTAAAAACTTGTGAATCTCATGCGACGCCCTACTGAGCGTCAACGACAATTCGATCATCTTGCCCAGATGGGCATGCCCGACGTGATCGCCTTTGAACGTGTCTGGCATCAGGTCGAGCTGCTGAGCGATTGCATCAAGCAACATTGAGGCCGTGTTGATCTGTGCGTTGTAGTGGTCGTGGATGCTCAAGATGCCGCTCCCACGCTATAAACACCTCGGCAACGGCGAACATACTCAGCGGCAGTCATCGCACCTCGTTTTTCTCGCAGTGTTGCAAACGCTGCCTTCGCTTCGCGGATCGTGCGAAACTCCACTTCGTGCCATACGTCGCCATCGCTAGTAACCTTTGCGACGATCTTTGCTCTGTCCGACCAGCCGCCCTTGGCAAGTCGTGCAATCACCTTCAATGGCCCTCTGATCTTGTTGCCGTGCCGTGAAAACTCTTTGCCACAAATTACAACCCACTCATTGTCAAATTTCATCGCATTACCTCCCAAGAAAACTAAAGACTAAAACCAAGACCGCCGCAGCGGTTTCGCCGTTCCCGGCTCGTCAGTTGGCTTACCACGCAACAACAACCTCAGCAACTGCATCGCCAACATAGATTTCGCTGCCGAAATCAGTACCGCACCCCTTATCTTCGCCGCTAATCAAAATAACGCTTCCGCCGATGCCCTTGCTGTACTTTGCGTACTCAAGGCAATCTCGCAGCGAACTAAATGCACAAGTGCCAGGTAACTCATCGTCGGTCATTACGTCGCCATCCCAGTTGTAGCTAACTCGCATCGCATCACCGACGCTAACTGCGTGATCTACAAACCGAAAACCGTGAAAAACTCCGCTTGCTATCAACTCTTGCGACTTTGCTTTGATTGCTTCAACTGTCATCATTCAACCCTTTACTTGAGAAACTTGCTAGCACGTGCTAGCGATGTACTAAGATTATCGACCGTTCGTCTCGATTGCAAGACTACTAATTTATAAACTTAGTAGTTTTCAGTCAAAAAGTGCGACTGACCAATGAAAACACAGGGAGAAATTTATTCCGCCGAGACGATTTTTTCGTAAACTCGATACGCTTTTGAGTACTCCAGCCCCCAAAGAGGCCCGTGTTGCTGCGTGTTTTCCCACTCAATCCAGCTTGCGGCATGAGCTATTTCGTGAATCAGCGTATCAAGCTGCTCTTGCTCCGTTAGCGTCGAAGAGATGCGAATTAGGAAGTGATCCGGCATCCGGCGACAGTAGCCGCAAACCTTGCTAGAGACTTTGCACCTACGCACCGAGATTGACAGCGTAGGATGTTCCGCTTTGAGTGCGTCGCGTAGTTCGCAAAACAGGTCTTTGCCCATTTTGTCACTTCGCTCGCATGTGATCGAATAGCACTCGGTCGTTTTTATTATCCCAATAGAACCGCAGCCAATGCGAACCAAGCGACTTCGGCCCTAGCATTCGCTCCACTTCCCATCCGTGATCTCCAGCTCCCCAGGCATCCTTGTAACCTGGGCACCGGATGTGCAGTTGCTCATCGTGATAAACATTGCCGTGTATGCTCAATCGCTGCCTTGGTATCGTTAGCGACCACTCGTCGTGAGTATGGCCGGTCAGCACGATTTCGGGGTCTGGAGTCATAACCGCGATTCGGTTTGTTTGGATCGTGCCCCGCGTTACCGGCCCGCCTCCGCCAGTACCGTGGAAGTGATAAAGCGTCACCGAGTCCTTGGCACTTCGGCTACCTTCACCGACGCGAAACCGGAAGATAACCCAACCGCCGTATCCGCTCGCTTCCGTGATGCCGCTGTGCGCCCTTAATCGCCCCGCCAACCTATCCGTCAAGTCTGTTTCGTGTGCTTTGGTGATCGCTGTTTCGTGATTGCCGCGTCCCATCACCGCGAAGATGTCTTTATAGGGTTTGTAGTACTCGTACGCCGTATCAACTAATAGGTCGAAGTAGTTGCTGCCTTGATGCTCTGGCCTCAATGCCGACTTGTCGGCTCGCTTATCCCATCGGCCCTGCATCGCACAAAACAGATCGCCGTTGTCGATGATTGGAGCATTAACGGCGAGTGCTTCGTCGAGGTGTTTACGCTCGAGAGTTTGATCGCACTTTGGGTTATCGTGGTGAACGTCGCTTCGCAGCAATACCCACTGCTCCCAGTCTTTATTCTTCGTCAACTCGCAATTGATCTCGATTACATTGCGTTGCAGTTTGTTGAGTCTCCACGCCATATTCCCGCCTCCAAATTGCTAATGCTTCATCAACGGTCAACTCGGGCTTGCCGAGCTTGCGATTTACCCAGTTGTGTAGATTGTGGCCCCAAAGCCAGTAGGCGTTTGGAGACGAGAAGTCGGGAGGGTTTGCGGCTTTGTATTGATCGTAGTTCGCACGACAGGAGCATCCATAACGCGGGATGGTTTTCTCCCAGTCAAAGTGCCACTGAGGGTCGCAACCGCTGTATTCATGCAGCACTTTCCAAGGGTTGGTCTTCGGCGTGTAGACGGTGCCAAGGAATGTCCTTGTGACCTTCTGTGGCCTTGGTTGCTCGCCTGTGTCCGTGAATTCGTATCCATCCCAAGTACCTCTAGGAAACATCAAGCAAGCCCAACCGTTACTGATGGAAGCGAAACGCAAGTATTGCCGACCGTGTAGTTGCTTCGTGTCGAGTTGACGCAAGTGAAGTTCTCGAACTTGTATCCGCACCAAGGCCCTAGTAGTGGGCATTGTGTCGTTGAAACCGCTCCGTTTGGAAGCAACTCAGAGCAGCAATCGTCAGACTGACAAAGGCCCGGTAAAGGTGGATCGACTCCACCAAAGCAATCTGGAAAAAGTTTCCTGCAACTGACATTTGGCTGTATGTCGCAAGCGTCGACGTAGGCAGTTCCGCACATTGTCGACCACGTATACAGAGGTTGTCCGTTTTCATCGAGCCCTCGATACCGTCCAATCCGATCAAAGCCAACTCCCTGCGATGTGCAATCAAACTCGGATTTAACATAGCAAGGCACTCCCTCGACGTAGACGTCGACGGGATATTGGCTAGGTGCTTCGTATCCGTTCGGTATCACTTCATAGCAAACCCATTCGCCCGCTTCGTTAAGGTAAACAGGCTCTGGAGTTGCCATTCCTCCTGGAAGTCCTCCAGTGGTTTGCAGCGTGCATGGTACCAAGCGGAAGAACCCCAAACCTCCAGGCTCTTGAGGCCACGCTTGCAAGGGTGGTAGGCAGTTTGACTCAATCGAGATTCCGCAATTGTAATTCGACACCGTGCATCCGGTTTTTCCGTCGCAGCATGAGAACGGCAATGTGTCACCGCTATCTATTGTCACATCGCCAGCATCGGGAAGCGTATCGTACAACTTCATCCTACTAAACGTGACCGTAGATGTTGCACTAATAAACGCTAAGTCTTCTTCGTCGTGGTCTGCGCAAACGTCGCTATTGACTCCCGCCTGATCGATCCAAGAGTTGGCTACTGAGCAGTTTCCAGGCTCGTAGTCTGCGGTGCAAGTCGTTGTAGTTGTCGAACTCAACTGAACCCTAGAAATCTCTTCCGTTATTTCGTACTCCCACGATGACGCGACGTAATACTTACATTCCGACTGCGTATCGCCGCTGCAAAGAACCCGAACCTTGCCGACCGAAATGCTGATCGCTTTGAGTTTGTGCGATTGACGGAAAAATAATCTAGCCGCCGATTGAACCGATACCGTCCGGCTCTGGACCGGGATGCAATCGCAGTCAAATTCGCTGTCTTCGTCGTAGGTGCCAGCGGGCATCAGCGAGGTTTGCGATTGATACAAAACGGCCTTGAATGAGAACTCACCTTGCTGCTTCGCGTACAGAACGCACGTCTGCCCCTGGGCAGGCTCGCAAGGAAACTCGAATCGTGCTTTATAACAGCATGACTCTCGCACGAACTCCGCAACCGGATCCTCTTCGCTAGGTTCTTCTCCTTCGCAAGTAGTCGCGTTAGGTAGCTTAAGAGTTGCCGTTGTGTACGGCATCTCTTCAGGCTCTAGGCAACAATCGCAACAGCATCGACCGAACCCGCCCATTTAGCAAACCTCCACAGCTACCCATTTTGCGTCGACTGGGAATATCATAACAACCGCATTGGAACTCACTGCAACGCTTGTAGGATTCCACGCCGTATAAGTCACGCTACCGCTCGTCCAATTGCCTGAGGCCGGTTGCTTGGCTGTAACCGTGCCGCTTGAATTCGCCGGTATGCCGCCACTGCCAGCAACCGCCAATAGAGGCGTCTCACATGCGATTAGACGAACGCAATCGGTTTCAACGTCATCTTCGCCGATGTAGGTAAAGACGCTCCCCTTGCCTACAGTGTACGCATCTGGAAGCGGGCCGAATCTAGTGCCAGTTGTGTATGCTGAACCATCGCTGATCGCTCTGTAAATTGGCCCCCATTGAGCCGTTCCAAAGTCGTCGGCGTCCACCTCATTCGGCCCATTGAGAAGAAACGGCCCCATCACCGATTGACTGTAATCGAATGGCCTCGTCACCTGCAAGTAATTGCGACCGCCGATCTCTTCGGTGCCGATTATCTGAATGCAACCGTAGGCGGGAATCGCAGTAGTCCCTTTGTTGACGAAGGATATCGGGGTCGGCGTGATCGGTCTTTCGTCCGACGCTCGGCCCTTGGTGCCCTTCTCGAAAGCCTTGGTTGCTTCCCATACGCGTTCCGCTTGACGCGGGGTGAAGTAGCCTACCTCCATTGCTTAGCCCCTTGTGTCGCAAAGGAGCGACACTTTGTAGACCGCCGGAATGACCGCCGTGCCGGTTGCCGCATCGTTGCTGGCGATGGTTAAGCGGCATTCGATGAGCTGCCCTGGATCGACACCCGTTGCGTTGATTGTGAAGTCGTAGTTAGCCGCTGAGAGCGAATTCATGGAGGTTGATGGGCTTGTCACCAAGTCGCTTGACAGAGTGCCGTCTGACCCAACGTAGGCTTCTAGGTCAATGGTGCAACTGGTATCGGCAACGGCCGTTTCCATCTTCGCACGGATACGAATCTGGATCGTCTGACCGTCTTCGTAGTTGGCGGGAATTGGCACGCTGAAATAGATTCGACGCGTCACGCTTCCCGATGATTTAACGTCACCGGCGGTGATCCGAACTGGATTGGTTCCCCAAGTCCCAGTCACTAGCCCCAAATCATCGTTGGCTGCTGATGAAACGGGGTTCGATGCGACCGCGTCCCACACTCGAAACGAGTGAACGGGCACAACCGATTCGGCAAGTACCCGCTGTGCTATCTTTGCATACGCAATATCCGCATTGCCAGCAATCGTGTAGTTGGTGATTACCTCTGGCGGGAGGATAATTACTGTGTTTGGTATCGTCGTCATATTAGATCAGTCCTAATGCGTTGAAAGGAAGTGAATCGAACTTCTTAAACTCTAGCCAGTGGGCTGTTACTGGTTGCCCCGGCTCTTCGGTCTGGATCCTAAAGCCTTGAGCGTTGAGTAATACAGGCTTCGTCACCGGCTCTTTATTGCCGTCGACCGCTCGAACGATCCGCGTCCCAGCGTTGCCCGGCCCTGACAATTGTACACGCTCATAAAATCCTTCGTGTCGAACGCGGGAGTACCAAGCCCGCTCTGGAGTCGTGCGATACGGAAAGCGAAACTGAATCTGTGCCGTGATCTCCCAGTATGCCTGCTCCTTCGTGGTCACATTCGACGCTGAGAACTTGGTGATCCGTGCCGTGCCCGGCGGCCATCCTAGAAACAAGTCGGAGTTGACCGCTCGTCTGTATCTTGCTTGCACGTACGAATTAAAGATGAGCATGTTTCGCTTGATCGTTACGGTCTGATCTGGGATCGGCACCGTCACGCCGTCGATAGGCTCGCCGTTGACCGTTTGTATTGGATTGCCGTCCCAGTCCTCATCGATGGCTTCATCCGTTTCGACGTCATCCCAATCGATTCTAGGAGGTGCTAGAAGAGGGTTGTCTGTACCGCCATTAGTGAGGCTTGCAAGTTCGCCGTTGTAGTCGTACGTTACGATCCAGTAGATGGGAGAGACTCGCTGAGCGTTAACTCCGTCTCCGTAAACGTAAGGGTAAGCCGCTGAGTAGATCGAACCCGACGCGGGTAGCCTGTCGTCGTTGAAGATATCGTACTCGACCGCTTCTTTCTTCGTGACAACTTGAAACGCTCGTTGAAACTTCACCGTCAGTTTTCGGAACTTGTCAGTGAGCCTTTGGTCGTACGTTGGACGCGACCACATTTCAGTGACTTCCAAAACGTTTGGGCTTCGCATGGCTAGACTCCTGGGCTTTGGAATTCGATGATGGTTGTCGGTGGTTGCAACTTGTCCTTCAGTGCGGTGATCGCTTCGGTGACTTTGTCGAGCTTGCCCACCGTTGCGAGCGTGTTCGCTTCGATCTTCTTCTGCGAATCGTCAGCCTTGCCCCTCGTAAGCAGTCGGGATTCCTTCGCTGCTAGGTCAGGGGTGCTTATCGTCGCTTTCATTTCCTTCTTCTTGGCCGCTTCTGCAAATTGTGCTTTAGCCGCTGCAATTGCCAAGGCGGTATCCTTGTCAAGCCCTTGCTGTTGCAACCTGAATGCTTCAGCGGCTTGCTCGCCTTGCTCTAAAAGGATCTTCTGTTCTTCGAGTCGCTGCAATTCGCTCTTGCCTAAATCCGCGATTCGTTGCAGGCGGGATTTCTCTTCATCCTGGGCTTTCTTCTTCGCCGCGTCCGCGTCTTGCTCTGCCTTTAGCGTCTTCTCGGCAAACATGATCCGCTTGATGTCGGCATCACCTAGCCCTTGATCTTGCAACTGTGCCCGGCGTGCTTCCTCGGCACTCTTCGTTAGTGCGATGTATTGATAGTTAACGTTGCGAAGCGTCGATATGGTTGATTGATCGATCTGAGCTTTCTTCGCCGCTGCCGCGTCTTCTGCGGCTTGCTGCTCTTTAATCAATCGCACTTGCTGAGCATGGGCACTGTATTTTTCGCCGAGCTGGTTCTGTTGCTCACGAAGCGATTGGGCTACCTTCATGTAGCCGTCCGCCTGGTTTCTCAAGTCGGCAATAACCTCAGGCCCTTGCTTGCTCTTCGTTGCCTTTTCCGCTTGTTGGCTGTAATACTGAAACGATGCTACCGCGTCATCAACTTCTTTCCCGATGGACTTGAAGAGTTCAACCGCTGCTTGTTGCTGCTTGTCAGGATCGCGGATTAACGTCAGGTCTTCCATCTGATCGCCGACTTTAATCGACGCCATCTTGACCATATGAGCCGCAAAGTTGTCAGCCTCTTTTGCCGCGTCTTCCATCCGTCCCGCTAAGTCGTCGACTCCGAAGATAGCCTCGCCTATCGTCTTGCCGAGTTGAAACGCCATAACGCCAACTAGAGCCGCAATGCCTCCCTTAAAAGCCATCGCACCCGCGCCGCCTAGTTTCATCACTTCCGAGAATTGGCCGATCTTCTCGGTGATACCAGCAACACCTTGAGCCGCTGCCGCAAACTCAGTGCCGCCTAGTTGACCCGCTAAGACTCCGATGAACTCTGTCGACGCCTTAGCCTTCGAGCCGACTTCCTTAACGCCGCTAACCGCGTTCTCAATGTTCTTTGCTGCGTAGACCGCTTTTGCGCTCGCTTGGTCTTCGGCTTGGATCAGGATTTTTACGGCGTCACCGGCCATTATTCGCTCTCCGCTTTAATCCTGTTTTCTTCGTACTTCAAAATCCGCACCGCATCGACAAAGGAGGCTGATTGATCGAGGCTCCCACCCGCTACAGGCGGTAGCCCCTCGTTGAACAAATCAGCCATCGAAACAAACTGGCCGATACTATCACAGTATCGATTCGGGCATCCTTTCAAAATCCAACTTCCGTTCGTGCATTCTTCGCATCCTGTTCCGTTGCACGCCGGGCATTCAATCTCGATAGGCTCCGCGTCTGTTCCTTCGTCCTCGCACTTCTTGTCGCTGCATCGTCGGCAAAGTTCGCCTTGCCTAATCAATGCCGCGACTCTCAGTCTTTTTTTTCGTTGGTGTCCATTCGCTGATTGTACGCCACCTTGATAAGCAACTCTCTTGCCTCTCGGTACGTCAATAGGTTGTCGAGGTCGTCGACAACAAATGAACGCTCGACGTTTCTCCATCCGACAACAACCCGCTTTAATTCGCTGATTGTCGCGTCAAAGATTTCGTCGATTGAATGCTTCTCATCGAGTAGATCAACCGCATGAAGTATGCTGCGTTGCCCTCGCATCGATTGCGACAAGCAAACGAATACCGGCCGCGTCTCGATGGGCTTGCTCTGGTCGGCATCAAGGCATACTTCAAACGTCTGATCTGGCTCTAAGAAAATCGGCATTGGTGATCCTGATTAGGTTGCTGCTGTAAAGGTGATCGAGCATTCTTCGTCAACGTTTGAACCGTTGCGATTGGCTTGCCACTCGATTTCATCGACAACCAAGTTCTCCCGGTCTGCTTCTTGCAAACTGATGATCTGTGCTTTTGGTGCGGTGAATGTCATAACGCTGTTCGTCGGCCCGTCGAGTGACCACGTCAGCGAATGCTCGGACATATCCAAGAGTTTACCGTATCTGTCTTGAGTAGCAACCAACTTGGACTCAGGGTTGCCCGTGATCCTAACAACTCGATTGGTGATTAGACCGGCAAGGAAACCTGATACGTCCGAAGGGTCTTCGCGTAGGATGACGGTATTGCCGCTATCGAGCGTGATATTCTCCACGCCTAGAGCAACGCTATTCCAGGTCGTTGTCGAGGATGCGAAGCGAAGCGACTGAGCCGAAGGATAGGTCGGTGCGAGGATCGCGGTATCGGTCGGACTCGACCAAACGCCGGTAAACTCGAACTCGAAGAACGCCGCCTTGCCTGTTGGGCAGTTCAGCTTGAAGGTGCCTGCACAACCGCGTAGCAGTTTTCGCATCCCGTCGATGTAGACGCCAATCGTTAGCGTCTTGACGTTACTACCTGGTGCTTCCGTTCGAGGTGTGAAGACTTGACCGCTCTTGACCCAGCCGCAAGCGGGTAGAAATGTATCCGCCCAACTTGGTTCGGTTGCTGTTCCGTCCAAAGATGCGTCGTGCTTAAAAGTCACCTTGCCGCGATACCCGCCCGGCACGCTTGCACGCATTCCGAAGGCTGCTTGACCCTCTCGAGTCTCTAGTTCTGTCTCCGTTTGGATTGCGATGTCGTAGCAGTTAAACGCCGCATCCGATCCGGTCAGACTCATCGCTGTACCTGGAGTCGTTTCAATCGATGCTGCCAATACTCGCTTGCGTTTTAGTAACGTCATTTTGTTTCCTTTATTGGTTCAATGCCTTGAGTTTGATCTTACCTTGTGCCGCTAGTATGACGTCACGCAAACGGCGATTGACTTCTATTGGGAGTCGCTCCCGTGCTTTGTTTTCTGCAACCTTGCCTATACCGCCTCGGATGTAGTAATCTCCGGGCTTCTTGCCCTTGACTTGCCTCAGCGTACGTCGATTAGTCTCGTCGGCCGTGTATACATTACCTCGCCAGTTGCGAGCGATGAAGCCATCTAGTACGGTCGTCCATCCGCCGCCCATGTCAGGCTTGTAGACGACGCCGCTAGACTTGACCTTGCCTTTTCGCTTGCGAGTGTACGTCTTTGCTTCGTGATACTTCGCGGGGAATGGATAGCCTTCCCATAGTCCGATGGTTGCTTCGGCTCGCTTCGGTACTGCCTTGTTTTTTTGGCGTATCGTTTTCTTCAACGTTGCCGCTTTACTGATTGCTTTGCTGTTGCCTTTGTTCATCGATGACAACTTGAGGTTAATCATCTTGCCTACTACCTGAGCAACCTCGACGCGTACGCTCTTTGCTGTGCGATTAACCGCCGTTGCCAACACTCTCGGCAAGTGTACTTGGAAGTGCCCCAAGTTGGTTTTCATTTGCTTCAATGACTTCGCGTCGATGGATATTTTTATCACGCTCGTAGCTCCGTCATATCGTCTTCGGAAACTCGGTAGGTGATGTTCAATGGTATCTGCAACCCGTCCATCCCGCCGTCCGCCTGAATGTAGTTTACCGTTTGCCATTGGGCATCCGTTGCATAGCCTCCAAAGGTATGCCAAGTCGAGGAACCCGACGCGACCGCCTTGATGACGTCCGCATGAAACGCATTGAGCAGCGAGTCTATCGCGTCCGTGTTTCGCTCGTCCTGCATCACATGGCAATGAATCAAGAACTGCTGCTTGTATGCGTTCGACGGTGGTTCGCCTGGCCTGTCAAGTTCCGGCACTCTTTCCGGCTGCCCTTGCGTCAAAACTATCTGGTTGTTTCGCGGCGTGAAGTCTGCGAATCTAGCCGGTCTTTGCACTTCGCAAATTTCAGTTTGGTAGCCGTTGGCACCAATCATCGCATCAAGACGCGATTTCAGTTCGAGTGCTATTGATTCGACAACTGCTACCGGCATTCTAAAACTAGCATCCCTTCGTCGTGACTCAACAGTTTCAGGATCGACCTACGCTTCGGTGCTTCACCTACGCGATTCGGAAACGCCAATTCGTCCCCGCCTAAGTTTATTTCGTCGCTTGCAATTCCGCTCGACTGATCGTTGGCAACGTGTACCTCAAATAGAGGGTAAACAACGTTTCCATCCTCAGGCAAGACGCCGAGTGCTTCGCGTATCACAACCGCCTTGATCTCCCTGGATCGACCGTTCCTTTTGTAGTAAACAATCGATTCAGCGAAGTCGTCAGCGTTGCAAAATACGCTCTCGGCATCTTGCTTAATCAGGTCGTGAAGCGTCACTTACTAGGCTCGCTTGCAAGTGATCTTGACGTAGTCAACAACCACCGAATCCACGTTTGTATTCGCGGCCTTCTGGAGTTGGATGATCGGCTGCAACCCAGAGCTATAGCCGCTCATATCGAAGGTCGTGCCGGTTGCGACTCGGCGTCCGTCGATGTAAAACTTGACGTCCTGCTTTCCGCCAGTGAAGTCGATCACGAATTCCTTGTAGGTCGTGCCCAATGTCGTCCCGCTGGAAACGTCGTCGTTATCCCGCGTCCCGTCATCAGTCTCGACATAGACAAGGCTGGTGCTATTTGCACCTTCCATGCGGAACCATGCGTTAGCCGCTACGCTGTCGGCCGTATCGTTACGTGCCGAGCCAACACCGAAGCAGAGAATCGATCCGCTGGTGAAGGTAGCCGCACCGATCTTCACTCGCATCTCGACTCGCTGAACCAAGTCGATATCGAAATCCAAGGCGTCGCCGAAGTGTGGGGCTACGTTCTCGATCTCATTCGTTGCAGCCAGGGTAACGGTAAGTTCCGAAGTGCCCTTGGTGTAGACCGGCGCACCCGCTGAGGAAGTATCGTCGACTAGCCAAGGCGTTGCTGGATCCGCCGAGGTTGGAAGCGATGCAACCGCCCCGTTGAAGTCGTCGTAGAAAATCTGAAAGTCTCGAATGTCACTCATCATCAATTCCTTTGCTTTGCTTGTTCGTTGGTGAAAGGCCCCAACCCAATTGAGCCGGGGCCGTGTGTTAATCAGGTAGTCGCTTAGGTGCGATTACCGAAGATGCCGCGATGATCGATCACCGCACAACCGAAGGTCTGACGCACCTTGTAAAGGTAAACGTCTCGACTCATGTCCCAATCGTTCTCAAGTACCGGGGCTTCTTCGCCACTCAAGAACGAAAGCTCCATCGTGTCGACTTGGGAGTTGTCCGCAATTGCGTACCAGTTGGTGGTGCTGTTCGCATCGAGCAACGCAGTGGCAACGACCGACAAAGGCCGTACGCCATTGACGCCGTAGATGTTGACTACGCCTTCGTTGCCGTTGCTCTGTGCGTAGGATTGGCTGTTAACCAACTCCAACGCGTTCGATGCGTAGTTCTGTGGAACTAGCAACACTCTTGGCGAGAGGTTGAGGATCGACCCGTTAAGGCCAGTCTGCAAACTCATGAAGCGGAATGCTTCGTTAAGGGTCGTCACGCTCGGAGCCGCTGGAGTCGTGTTGGTAATGTTTCGTCCGCTTGGGTGCGAAGCAGAGAACAAGGCGAAACCATCCGGCATCGTTGGATTACTCAAGAACGTGTCGTAAACAACTCGCTCTTGAGTGCGTCGAGCCGCTTGCCCTTGCATCGAGGGGATGCGGGAGAGTGCATCGAGGTCGTCATTGATGACGGTTTCCCAAGTGACTGAGAATTCCGCACCGAACTTGTCAACCTTGTAGCTCTTCTTCTGATCGCTCAAGCCTTTCTCAGGGTAACTCTTGCCTTCAGGCACCATTTCCAGGTTTGGATACTCGGAGAGTTGAACGCGATTGATCGCTTTGAAGTCATCAACGCTAGCCGCTTGCCGAACCCATAGAGCCCAAGTGAACGGGGCCTCGTCGTAGGCCGCTCGGAGGGTCTTGTTAACCGCGTCTGAGAGGATGTTCTGGAATGATCCGGTCGTGTGATACGCATCGGATCGGCGAACCTTGAGACGATTAAACGTCCCGGCGTGACCCATCGCCATTCGTGCTACGTCGCCCTTGGTGTGCTTCAATGGGTCGATGCCCATTCGACGTACGCATTCTTCGGCAAGTCGGTACAGTCCGACATTGCGAAACTCAGCATCGCCTTGGGCAGTCGGTGCCTTGGTGCGTTGGATGTTCCCTTGGAAGCAACGTTGAACCAAGCCAGCCTTAGCGGCTTGTTCAAACTTATCGTGTTCCGATTCGGTGACGGTGACGCTGCTGCCAATTGGTTGATTAGCCATCTGTCGAATAATCCTTTGCTGAGCGTCTTCCAAGGAGCAACCGGAGTCAACCAACTCATCAGCAAAGGCACGCTCAACCTTCGCTAGTTTGGCCGCTGCGTAAATCGATTTCTTTCGCTCGTCGATTGCTTTCAGTTGTCGAGCAACTTCGCTTTCGACTTTGTCTTCCGCTCGAACAACCTCAGGCTCTTTAGGCATTTCGCCTTCCGCCCTGGTCGCTTCTTCCGATGGCTTCTCCATGCCTTCCATCAACTCGACTTCGAGTTCTGGTTTTGCCATGTGATCGGCCATCCACTTGATGATCTCGTTTGGATCGGTCATACCTTCGGGTAGACCAAGAGACGAGAGTTGAGCCATCAATTGCTCATCCATGCCTTCCTGCCTTTCTGCTTGGTCATAAGACCGTCTAACCGTGGAATTAGGATCTGCACCCGTTGCACAGATCGACGCATTATGTGGTTCCCATCGTGTGACGATCTCTGCCGGCCCTTCGATGACCTGCCCTGATGTCGTTGTGTAGCTTTGGCCTTGTGGAACTAGCTGACGTTCCAAGATTACTGCATCGATTGAAAAGTCGGTAAGGTGTCCCTCGTCGAACCGAGTGCGAACGATCTGAGATTCCGCATCGCTTGCAAAGTCAGGATCGCCGATAAGCTGATCGGCTTCGATGCTGATATTGCGAATCGAGCCAAAGACGTTGCGAACGGTTTTATCGTTGTGCGAATCGACGATTGGCAATTGCTTTT